TGGCTTCTCTATATTGAGTAGAGCTTATATTACCATCTGCAAATAATTGTGCTGCATCAGACAAACTGCTAATTGTTTTTACGCTTTTTTGTGGAGCACCTTGAGTTGAAGGAGTAGCTGGAGGTGGTGTAGCTGCTTGAGGTTGTTGAGTCTGTTGAGGTTGTGAGCCTTTCATTTTCTCAATATTTTTTCTTGCTAAATCAATTGACTGCAATAAAGACATACCTTGAGTATATCCTTCCCACAACCTTGAGTCTTCAATATTCATATTAAGACCGTTTTGAGTTATCAAGTCCTGTGTAGCTGTTGCTAAAGCATTTATATTAGGGTCTACTGGTTGTTCCTGTTGTACAGGTTCTGGTTGTGCCGTAGCTGGTTGTGACCTTTGTTTTAATACCATCTCTGCTAGTTGTTCATTGTCAAGGTTAAGAAGTCTTTCTCTTTCTTGTGCATTAGCCATTTGCATCAAAGGTTCTAATCTTTGGTTCAATTGTTCTAATTTACTATCAAGAGATTTTTCAACTGCTGCTATTTTTTGTCCTGACACTTGTGCCAGTCTACCTTGTTCCTTACCCATAAAGTCTTGTAATGTTTTATTTACAATACTTGTTACGTCTGGAGTTTCGGTAACAGCTGGTTGTTCTTCCGTAGTTGCTGCAACTTCTTGTGGTTGTTCCGTAGAATTTTCTGCAAGCACTTGTTGTGCAGTATTTTCTGGTGTATTTTGTTTGACTTCTTCTGCCATGTCCTTAGACCTTTCTATCCATAGATAGTGTTGTTTTATTGTTATTGTACAACATTTTCTGCCATTGTGGCATATTGGTCATACAAATTTCCTGGTTGGTTCAATGATATAGGGCTTTTATTTCTCCATAAAGTTTGAGCTTCAAGGCTATCATTTTGAGGGTTTGCCAAGGTAGTAGTATACCCCCATCTATATAAAAATCCATCTAATGCTGGATTATTCTCTCTCATAATTTTACGAGATTTTGCAATATAACTTGTAACTTCTTTTATTATCTCAGATTCTTTTAATACTTCTTTTTCTGATACCGTACCTGTTCTGTAAGCATTATATAATTGAGAAACTTCTGACTTAAGTCTTCCTAATTTATTTGCTGTAAAGTTTATAGCATCTTCTTTTGCACCATCCCAATAAAAAGAAAACCTTTCTCTAGCATCATATAATTCTTGTATTATAGGAGAAGTATTTTTACCTGCAACTAAATACTCTTGAATATATTCATAGGCATCATTACCATATTGATTAATCCAAGAAGCTTCTGCTTCTGCTTTACCGTCATAATCATAAAAAGATATACCTTGTTCTGTTTGTTTTTCCCATTCTGAATTATACAAAACATTTTCTAAGTAAGAACTAATCCATATATCTTCTATTTTTTCAGTATCATTTATACTTTCTAATTGTTTTATATAATTATGTGCATCAGAATACTTACCACCTTCTTCATATATATCTTTGTATTTAGATGAGTATTCAGCATTTATTATATTCAATGAAGCTCTTAAATCTGCTGGAGATTGAGCAACACTTGATATATAAGTATTCAAAGTTTCTGCTACTTTTTCTGCTTTTTCATCTCTAGTTGTTTCTAATATTTCATAAAAATCATCTAATTGAGAAGAATTACCACCTTTATTTTGTCTATCAATTTGTATTAATTCATCAGTTGCTTTTAAATCACTTAATATTGCTGCTGAAATTTTATCACTTAATTCTTTTTCTAACTCAGCATTAAATAATTTTTTTCTTGTTGGGTCTAAATCTAAATAACTTGAAAATTCTGGAAACATTTCTGTTACTGCTTGGTCACGCAAGTCACGCCTTCTTTCATAAGTAGTAAGTGGCCTTGTTCTTAATCCTGCAAATTCAGCTGCTATTCCTCTAAATCCTGTTTTATAAGGGTCACCTGCTACTGCATCTTGCATCCAAAAAGGAAAAAATCTTTTTAATTGTGCTTCTCCAAAATCAGTCAACCCTTCATAAGGTTCACCAAAATAATTTTCGTTACTTATTGCTTCTAACATCATAGAACCAGCTGGTGCAGTAAATGCTCTACTTCGCAAAAATTGAAACCAAGGTTGGTCTGTAACTTCATTCTCTTGATTTATTTCTCTATACACAGCATCTACATCATCTGGTCCAGCTGCCATTCTATAAACTGCCCTAGGCAAAGAAATTATTTGTGAACCAGGACCTACCCAATCATTACCTATTTTTATTTGTAAGTAATGTGGTTGAGTTGGGTCTAAGTTTACATCTTGTCCTAAAGCTTGTCCTATTCCCCAAGTATAAGCTTGCAAACTTGTCCATGCTCCTATTGCTCCTTGTCTTGCTAATGCACCTCGTTCTCCACCTCTAGTAAGTGAATCACTAAGTAATCCCAATATAGAACGAGTCATCCTAGGAGAGAAAAACATAAATGTTGATTCTATTTTTCTTTGAAAACTAGATAAACCAACTGCTTCAGAACTTAATGTTCCTGTTCCTTTTTCTATAAAATCTGCTATTTCTCTTATTTTTATAGCATCTTCTATTTCATCTAAGCCTGATGTCAATGCTTCAAAAGTAGAAATTTTTATTTCATCTATAAATGTAGACCAACTACCTTCAAATTTTCTTAACAATTTGCCTAATTTAGTTTTTCCTGGAAAATTAATAGGTTCGGTTACTTGTCCACCCCATTTAGTTGTGCTAGATGATACTGCTTCATATGCTTCTACTTGTAATCTCCCCAATCCCATATTATTTCTATTCATAAGTGCTAAAGTTTTTTGTCTAGCAGGAGAATAAGTTTTTGCTAATACTCTATCTGGATTTATAAGAGAAACAATACTATCAACAGTAGCTCTAGCAATACCTTTATATAAATTTTTTCCTTCTGTTATAAGTTTAGGATTGTCTGCTGCAATACCACCTAAAATTTTTGCTGAACCTAAACCAAATACTATTGGTGCATATATTGCAGTTAGACCTAAATCAATACCAGTACCAGCTAAACGAAAAATTTTTGTTATATCACCTGCCTTAGATATAGGTGCTCCTAAAACACCTGTACCTGTTTTTATTTGATTTTTTATCAAAGCAGGCATACCTACAACATCTTTACTTGCATTAATAATTAAATCAAAATCATTTGCAAATTTTGCAGCATCTTTTTCTGTACGAAATAACAAACCATCCCAAAGTTTTTGACTTTCTGTTTGTTCTAATGGAACATTTCTATTGCTTGGTTTTGTTTTCTTTAATGTAATTTCTTTGTTTCCAATTTTATAACCAGGTAAAGTATCTGCTTGTAGTTGAAAACCACTTTGAGGTGATGTTATTTTTTCAACAACTGATACACCATATTCAGTTCTTGCTGCTTTACTTTTATTAAAAAAATCAATCAAATCATATTTTAAAACTGAATCTGACAACTGATTATAAGCTCCAATAAAAGATAAACTCAAAGCATCTTCTGGGTTAGCATATATAATATTTCTTTCGCCACTAATAATATCTTCAAATATATTATCTGGGTCTAAATATTTTCTATTTTTGTTAAATGATTTTTCTAAACTATTATTAGAAAATGCTTTATTACCTGTTTTATTTAAAACATATCTTGAAGCATAAGCTTTTTCTGATAAATAAAAATCTGCTAAAGCTTTTCCTGATAGAACTTTACCACCAGCTACAATTGGGTTACCATATTCAGCTAATAATTTAGCTTTTTCAAATTCTGCTTTTGCTCTCTGAATAACATAGTTACCTTTTTCTGTTCTTGCTCCTGTTTTAAAATTAAAGTATTCACTACCTTCAACTTTAAACATTGGTTTCAAATCAAATATTAAATCATCTACTGGTTGCTTTCCTATGGGAGTTACCATATCTTCTCTAACAGCTTTTCTTACATCTACTACAGCACTAATTATATCTGACTCTAAAAAAGCATTTGTACCTTGGTCAATTGTTTTATTTAAATCTGCTACATTATATCCTGAATTTTTATGTTGGTCTTTTAATACTCTATATATTCTTGCAGCATCTGCTTCATTAGGTGTAATTGTAAAATCTTGTATCTGGTCTTTAAAAACACGTTTAGAATCACCAGATTTAGTAATAGTATTTTTTACACTAATTCCAGCTGCATTCAAAGCATTAGCTTTGTTACGAGCGTGTTCTAAATATTTAGTTTTTAAATCTGTTGCATCTCCAACTTTTGCTAATATCTGAGGGTCAATAGAATTTACTATTGTACGAAAAGGAGTTGTTATAAAAGATAATCCTATTTTATCTATACCGTCAAAAGTTTTTCTTATTCCCTCTTGTAACTTAGCTGCTTGATTTTGTTTTAAAGTTTCTTGATTTTTCTTTACTAATTTTTCTCTAAATCTATCACGTCTTTTTATAATATTATCGTCACTAAAAAAATCTTCTGAGTATTTTACAGTTTCTTTATATGTACCAAGTTGTGCATCAAATTGTTCTCTTGTCAAAGGTCTGGATAATCCTTTTGCAAAATCTGGATTTGAAATAACATTTGCTGTTATGTTATCAAAGTGGTCATAACCATCAATAAGAGGAATAACATTATCATAAACACCTGGCACTCTAGAAACTAATCTTCCTTCTGCTGCTGCTGTGTTATATTCTATTGCAGCTCCACCCTTTACTAAGTCTGCACCTTTTTCTTCTATACGTTGTCGCAATAAATCACTAGGGTTTGTATTATAAGTTACAACATCATCATAATAACTTTTTATATCACTAGCAATTTGTTTTGTTTTTTCTGCAACTTTTTTAGGTTGTGCAACTATTTTACCTGTTTTAGTAACTGCTTGAACAGGTGTTTTTATAGAAAGCCTAGCTAAACCTTTTAAAGCCTTAGACCCTGTTTTTATATCTGATGCTATTCCTATGCCTGGCAATACATTTAAAGGGTCAAATATAAACTCTAATGTTCCTTTTGCATATGTAGGTTGGTCTGTTTCTTTATAGGCTCTTTTAGTTGCATTTAAATCTTCTACTGGGTCAATAAAAGAATTTAAAAGAGTCCATTCTTTACCAGTAGCTTCTTTAAAATATTGATTTCTTTTTTTCCTAACTTCATCTGAATCAATTCCAAACAAACCATCTGGTATAACACTAGTTGCTAGAGAAGCTCCATATTCTGCACCTCTTTGTAAAGGAGCTGCACGTCTAGCTGCTTCCGTTCCTGTTGCAAAAAATCCCCTAAGTCCTCTTTGTTTACCAGCTGCTTCACGTTCTTCTTCTACTATTTTAAGTTGTTTATCAAACTCAGTTTCTCCAGGACTTACAAATCTTGCAGCTATACCTACTGCTGTGTTAATTCCTGGTTCTATAAATTCTAAAGCACTCAATCCTGCATTTGCTAAGTTTTCTCTAACACCAGATGCAAATCCAGAATAACTTATAGGCTCTGCTGTTTCTTGTGGAGGTTCTACAACTGGAAATGGTTTTGGTGGAGAATCAGGTTGATTCAAAGGAACAACAGGTTGTTGAGGATTTAAAATATTTTGTTCAGCTACCAAAGCTCTTTCTCTTGCTTGAGCTTCTATAACTAATCTTTCTTGTTCTCTTAAACGGTCTTGATATTCCTTGCGAAGTCTTCTTGCTCTTGTATTATAATCTTCTCTTGAACGAGAAAAAGGGGTTCTGTCTCTATTAAAAGGTGATACCATTTAGTAAGTTCCTAGCGTACTTGTAAATGGAGCTAATCCCCCAGGATTAGTATTCACTCCTTGTGGCGTTACTCCTAAAATTGCTTGTTCTATATCTTGTCCAGTTGATGCAAGATTTGCTTGAGTTGCACCTTGTTGGAATGGAGTTTGTTGTTGGTATTGTCCAACAGTAGGAGTTGACATAGGTGTTGTTGCTTGAGTAGTTGTTCCACCTGTAAAGTTTGTTCCTAAAAATGGATTTAATGCACTTCTTAGATTAGCAGTACCACCCAATACGCTAGATAAAGCACCTAATGATTGTGGAGATGCTCTAAATAATTCAGGAACTATTCCTAATCTTTGTTCTGCTAATCTTTCTTCAGCAGACAATCCACCTCTTGCCAATGCTGTTTGTAATGCAAATTGTTGAGGAGCAGTAAGGCCACCTCTTGCTAAACTTTCTTGCAATCCTATTTGTTGAGCTGATGTAAATCCAAAAGGATTAGCAGTTGCCCTAGCTAAAGCTATTTGTTCATCTGGAGTTAAACCACCTCTTGCTAAACTATTTTGTAAAGCAATTGCTTGTACATCAGTCAAACCATATGGATTACCACCTGCTCTAGCTAACTCAAGTTGTTGACCTACAGATAATCCACCACGTTGTGCTTGAAATATTTGTTGAGCTGTAAATGGGTCTTGTCCATCTTGTCTAGGAACTGCTGCTGCTAATGCACCATAAACTCCACCTGTTCCTGCAAGTTGAGCTTGCCTTCTAGCTTGTGCTTGTTGAGTAGCATTTTGTATTTCATTTATCCCATAAAATGGTGATAGCTGTGCTTGTATATTAGCTATATTTTCTCTAGCTACCCTATCTGCGTCTGCTTGTGCTGCACCTAAATTTAATTGATTTTGAGAAATTATTGCATCTGCACCTGTTTGTATATTTGCAATTCTTTCTTCTATTGCTAATCTAGCTTCTTGTAATTCTATTTGTTTTTCTAATTCACTAAGATTTTGATTATTACGAATTTCATCTTGACGTATAGCTAATTCATCTTGAGCTTCTTGTGCTTTAACATCAAAATAATTATCTATTAATGTTTGACCTAAAGGAGTAACTTCTCTCTTACCAGTAGTATCAACTCCAAACAAAATATCTTGATTTTGTAATACAAATGCCTGAAAGTCTGGGTCTCCTATAGTTTGTGCTGTAGGTGCACCTGGTGTTTGAGTTGCTTGAGTTGCTAATTGGTTTTGCAATTCTTGTATTTGTTGTTGCAAAGCTAAAATTTCTGCACTTGGTTCTACAGAAGGAGTAGGGTCTGCTGGAGGAATAGGGTCTGGTCCAGGAGCTGGGTCAGGAGTAGGGTCAGGACCTGGGTCATCAAAATCTTCTTCATCTTCTGCTAAATTAGTTTCAAGGTCAAACGGATTAGGTGGGTCATCAAAGTTCCCAACAGCTTCTACTTTTTGTAGGCCTGTTCCTTCATCTATAACTAAATCTAAATTATTTAATCTTTGTTCTGAAGCAAAAGATACTCCTGAGTAATCTGGAGCTAAACCAAATAAAGTTGCATTGTTATATTGCCTACCACTTTCAGGTATATTATTATTTTCATTTCTAATATATTGTTGAGCTGTAGTATCTGCTGATTGTAATAAACCTGACAATTGATTTACATAAGGAGAAACATCTCCTTGCCTAGATTCTGACGCAAAATTTATTTTATCTATCAAATCATTTAGTAAAACAATTTGCTGATTTCTTTTAGGAAAATTTTCTCCAAAAGATTTAGTTTTCAAATCTTGAATATAAAGTTCTCTTTCAGCATCAGAAATGTTTGCTTGATTTGTTATAAAACTTGAACTAATTTGTTGATAGTTTGTTGGATTTATAGGAGTAACAGTATTTTTATTTGCTTCAAATCTTATTTTATTAGTTATATCTGACATTATAGAAGCAAGACCATTTGTAATTTCTGCATTAGGATTTGTAATACTTGTTGTAACAATAGGTAATTGTTGTTCAGTACTTAGTCCTAAATTTTCAAGTTCTTCATTACTGCTTCTATTAATTTGATTATTAATTTGATTAGTATTATATTCATCAAATGTTTGTGCTGTAGAAGTAGTATCTACTGTAGTAGTTTGATTTAAAAAAGGAGAAGGACCTGTGCCAAATCCTTCATTTATTGATAATAAATCTCTATTAGAAGCAGAAAAATCTCTTCCTAAATTTGCTTGGTTTTGTTGCTCTACAGAACCTGGAACAATACTTCCAACTTTATAACTATTATCTGGAGCTTGAGATTGAGCAATATTACGAGCTGCTGCTCCATTTACAGCATTTATTGTTTGTTGAACAGTATCTCCTGTTTCGCTACTTGTTAAAGTTATATTAAAAACTGGCATTAGCTTCTCCCAAATGGTGTGTTCAATCCATAATTATAGATTGATTTTTTGCTACGTTTTTTTGGTTGTTGTACTTCAGGAATACCATCTATGTTTTGAAAACTACTAGATACTTGTTTTAAATATCTTTTGGTAGTGTCATCAAATTTCATAAATGCTAGTTCTAATGGATGTGTGCTTTTTGCCATTATCCTCTTGCTCCTGGTGATATGTCTGCTCCTGGTACTCTAACATTACCAGTTCTTGGTCCTGCTACAGCACGAGCTGTTTGATTCATTTCATCTATAGAACCTGGTATTACAGGTCTAGTAGTTTGTGGTACTCCTGTACCTGGGTTGTTAGGTCTTGTACCTGCTTGATTACCTTGTTGGAAATTTCCTGCATTAGGCAATTGCATAGCTCCTTGTGTATTTAAAATATTCATTGCAGTTTGTTCAGGAGTTGGTCCTGTTTGTGGTGACTGTTGTCCTGCTGCTTCAATAATATTTTGTATCGTAGGTATTCTTGATGCTGCTGCTTGTTGTAGCTGTTCTTGAATACCTGGCGAGTTTATAAATTGTTCTTCTAATATCTTAGCACGAACTTCTAATGGATTGCTAACTCCACCTTTTCTGAGAGCAGTATCCAAATCAACGTATCCTGAACGCCATAAGTTTGCCCACAGGTTAAGTCTTCTTTCCTGTTCTTCTGGCGAAACAGAGTTAATACGAACAATGTTGACGTAATGCCCTTTGATGTCAGTAGGCTTGATAGCAGCATCTAAAACTCCAGCTTCTGTTTTACCGAATACTGTAAGTTTATCATTAATAACGTGTTCTACTATTCTTAGTATTAGTTCACCTTTATCTTGTAAACCACGTTCCATTGCTTCTTTTACTGCACCAAAGTTAAGTGATGCAATACCAGCTAGTACAGCAGTATGATAACCAGATGCTGCACCTGTTGGTCTTTGCCCTCTAGCAACAGCAGGAACAGTATTAGCTTCAATTGCTTCGTCTAAGAATTGTTTTGCAATACCAATCTCTGAAGGTGGCCTTGGTGTTTGTGATGCACCAACATTTACCTGTGGTGGTTTAATATTCTTTGCACCTGGAGTATCATCCCAAGCAGCTTGCACTTCTTCTGTAATTCCTGGTGGTCCTGTAAATTCTAGTGTAGGCCAAGCTGATTTACCTACAATGTCAATATAGTGTGATGCTAATTGACTTTGTGCTCGTAACATATCTATAGAGCCATTTAGTAATCCCATGTATAAAGTTTCTGGTTCTGAGTTACCAGTATCTAACCCCATTTGTGGCCAGTACATAATCCAAGGTAGTTTACCATAACCATGTCGTCTAGGTTCTAATACCCATTTGTCATCTGCTAAGTATCCTACTTGAGTAGCTGTCCATACTTCCTGGAAAGTAACGTAACCTTTTTTGTATACGTTCCATTCTGGAAAGTGAGCCTGTACCCATTCTGCATCTACTTGATATTCATATATAACCCATCTAGGTTGTGTACCATTATTCAAATCCCATATAAGGTTTTGTGGATTTACAGCTACAGATTTTATGGGCCATGATACAGACCGTTTATCTAATACTTCTTTTATTCGTTCTCTATATTCTGCACTTGCTTCTTGTTCATGTGGTGGTGCTTCTGGAAAATCACTCCATTCATTTGCAGTAAACTCTATTTTCTCCCAAGCAATACCATAAAGACCAGCGTGTTTTGTAATCTCTCTGTATACAGGTGTTCTTTGTTCTACCATATGGTGTGCACCTGTCAAAAATTTTTCCATTAGTTCTGCTCTTGCTTGTCCTCGTGCACCAGGTGGTGGAACAGATATATCCAAAAACTGTGGACTAACGTGTGCAACTAGAGTATTTATTACTGACTGTGCTGTACCCAGTCTAATTAGTGTTCCGTTTTCTGGAACACTAAAGTCAAAGTTGTTTAAATAAAAGTCATCTAGCTCTTCTGCTTTGTTACGAAACTCTCTAAATAATTCGTGACCAGTTTGTGCTTTTTCTTTTACCCATTGAAGTGTAATATCTGGCTCGTCTGTAGGATTTGCTGCTTCTACTTTGATTGCTTCTGTTGAGTCTATTTCGTAATCTAAAACCATTCTTTACCTATATTTCTGTAGTAATTAATTCGTTTTCTTCTAAGTATTGTAATTTTTCTTTTGTCTTTTGTTGTCTTCTCATTTGCATAAATCGTGACGGTTTCCTAGAGTCTGTAGGTCTTATAGGTCTCATTCTACTTATAGCTCCTAAATATTTATATTCACCATCATCATAACCTGGTGGGTCGCTAGCCATTAATGCTAACAGCTCTGCATCAACCCAATCATCATGCTCACTTGATTCATTATAAAACACATATGAACCATTTCCACTAGGTCTAATACTTATATCTTCTAGTTGTCTTTTTAGTGTATCCCAACTTTCTGGGAAATGTACAGTACCATTTTCTAGTGCAATGTAGTAATTTTGGAATAATTGATATTTACTTTGTGCACTAAATTTAAATGGTGTTACTGGTAATCCAGAAGATAGTAAGTGGTCAAACACTACATCTCCTAAACCAGTTGAGTCAACTCTAATATCACCTATTTTCCATCTATTTATTTCAGAACTAATAGTTTCTATTTGACTAACCCAATCACTACCAGACATTTCTAAAGCATATACAGATTTTCTACTAGCTGCATCCTTTACTATAAATACAGTATAGTCTTGTTTCTTACCCAAGTCTAATCCAGCAACATATCTTCTGCTAGAATCTGGCATCAATATTTCTTTTCCAATAGCAGCTTCTTGTATTTTGCTAGGTCTGAAGAAACCACCTCCACCATCTGGTTGTTTAGCCATGTACATTCTATCCCAAACAATTTCTGGCATAGTTGCTTTTTCGTCTTTGATAGCTTCTTTTTGTTTTTGTGATAGGAAAACGTTATCAAAGCTTGTTGCATGAAAGGATTCGTAATCTTGGCTAGGATTTTCTTGTGACCATTTAAAAAGTTTAGAAAACCAATGAGACCTTTTGAATGGTGGTATGCCTTCTACACAACCTTTACCTAGTCTACCAGCAGAGTTAAGCATAGGTCTTAGTTTATTCCATGCAGCTTCTTTTATATCTTGTGACTCTGTAATCCAAATAAAGTCAGGCCCAGCAGTCTGTAGAGATTCAGGGTCGTCAGCAGATTTTATTTCAATATAGACATCTCGTCTTACTAGGTTAGGACTTTTTAGATATAGCCATACAGACTTTGCATCTTCTCTCCATCCGTCACCACGACCACCACCTTGTCCTTGTTTTCTTTTGACTACAAGTTCTGGTGGTATAAATTGTTTTAGTTCGTTCCATGCTTGTCTGCTCTGTGCAAAGTTAGGTGCAACTACCCATATATGGATTGCAGGTTCTAGTGTGTTAGTCAAGTCATATCCTACTGGTAGGTTAGCAGCTTCTGCCATTTCTTTGTCTGCTAGAAACGGAGTCTTTGAAGCCTGCGTTATGGCCAGCATTAGCTCAGTAAGTACAGCTCTACCTTTACCTGCTCTACGACCTGCCCATACAACCTTTATCCTGCTTTCTGAATTATGAAACTTACGCTGCCAAGGAGATGGTGTGTATTGATATGACATTTATTTTCCGTTCAAGCTTGCTTCTAAATCAAATAAACTAGACTCACCAGATATATCTACGTTTTGCACAGCAACTTTTTTCTCAGCTTGCTGGTGACTACCATCACTTTGCCAATCATTTACCAATGGTTCTATCTCTAACAAGCCAGACTTTTCTATCAACTTGTTTTCAACAGCAGATATTTTACCTAATTCTGCTTTGATAAACGAGGTGATACCAGATTCCATCATATACACTAACTGTAACTTGCTCCATTTTATCTCAAACGGTAATGGGTTTTTAGAATTAGGATAACGTATAGCTGTCCTGTACCTGTAACCATCTTCTATGAAATCATTTACTGCTTTAGTAAAAGTAGCATTACCATCTATCAACTTACTGGTCTTTTCAAAATCCCACTCAAAGTCTTCACACATAGACTCTAACGCTTCTTTACCAACACCATATGACGGCAAGGAAACAAATATTCGCCTAAGCTTCCTAGACCATGTAGGCCATTCAGGATAACCAATCAATATGTTATCTCTAAATTTTTCTGCTGGTGTTCTTGCTACTACACTACGTTTTTTTGCCATAGATAATATTCTAACACACTTTCTTTTATTTTTAATTTTCTTTTTAATATAAGCATTAGTAGTAACACTTATCTTAAACAATAAGTGTTACGTTATAACAATATAATTTATATATATATATATATATATAGGGGGTGTTATATAACACTTTTAGGACTGTTATATAACAGTTATAACACTTGTTTTATAACACTTATAACACCTGTTATATAACTGTTATAAATACTACAAAACAGTTCAGCACTCTAATAGGGTACATATATATACAACAGTAACGGCACAGGTATTGGCGGTCTAACTATAACACTAAAAAAACACTAAAAATAAGTTAAATATAACACTTAAAATAATTATTAATGTTGCTTGTGATAATGCCACGATATCCCAATAAATCGACACCATAACAGTATAAAAATAACACGCTTTTATTACCCATATAAATAATATTCCCCAATATTTCCCACGATAATATTTATATTTGATTAGTATAATATTTGACAAATATATTGTTATTGTTGTAGTATGGTATCAACAGTAATAAATGTTTACTGAATAAATAAATAAGAAAGAGTAAGTAATGACAAATATAAAACAAACATCAATTTATAAGATATCTAATAATGATATATTTTATACAGATAAAAAACTTAAAAATATGTATAAGTTATTAAATTATGTAGATGATATTATTGACCCAAAATATACATATTACAAAGTACAAAATATAAAAACTAATAAAATAAAATACTTTGATATTGAACATAAAGTATACATAAAGGAGTTATAAAAATGATAAGAACAATAACAAAAACAGAGTTTGTAGACTCATTCCGAAAATGGGATACATACAAAGATAATTTCTCTTATGAAGGTTTACAATCTTTGTTTAATTACTTTGAAGAATTAGAAGAAGATACAGATACTCAAATAGAATTTGATGTTGTGGGCATATGTGTTGATTTTTCAGAGTATGAAAACTTGGAAGAGATACAAAAAGAATATAATTATTACATAATAAATAATATTGATGACGTGAGAGATTGCACACAAGTTATAGAAATACCAAATACAACAAGATTAATAATACAAGATTTTTAAGGAGTAAATAAAAATGATTATAGAGAAAAATCAATATGGTGCATGGGTAATATCAGACATAATAAATGATTATTGGGAAAGACGAACATATTATTATTACACCAAAAAACAAAGTATAAAAATGTATAAGCAAGAGATGAAAGAATTAATAGGTAAATAATTATAAGATATAAATCCTAGACATGATTTAAAACTGTCTAACAAAACTAATAAATGAATAAGAAAAGAGTAAGTAAAATGAAGTATGAAAATACTAACGATGGATTTATAAAAAAGTTTATAAATAATGATACATCATATATAGAAAATAGGAACAGTCTACATTGTATAGGAGATAAATTATATTCTTATGCGTTGCTAATAGCAGACCGAAAGAAAAAGAAAATTTATCGTAGTGTATACAGTATGACAACATCAAAACATATAGGAACAGTTGAAAATCTTTCAAACTATAAAACAATTAGTGTTAATGTTTTTGATTCTGGTATAGGTTATACACTAAGAAACAAAATAACTAATAGAGTAATTAAGGAGTAAGTAAAATGATAGTAATAAGACATTTAGATGATAATAAAAATGAGTGTGACCAAATAGTATTTTGTAATGAAAACTGTTACAAATTAGGTAAAGAAAAATTTAGTCAACATAGATTATATTACAATGGCAAAAGTTATTTGTATTATGATGATAATTACAATTTATATTCTGATGATGTTATAGATGATGATAAATTTGATGGAATATATCCATGTATACAAGACGCATTTTTATCTTTTGAATATCCAGAATATTGTTTTGAGTGTGAAGTATTGTTAAATGAGTGGGTAACTGAAACAGTTTAGGAGTAAATAAAAATGAGTAAAGAAACATTACCAAAAATAGAACATAAAAACAAAGTGTTTTATTTTCAAAGCAAAAAAGAGTGGCTTGATTACATAAAAAATATGGATAAGGAGAATAAATAATGAGCATAAAATATTATTATTCAACAACAAATTATAAACTGATGTTCCATCTTGCATTTTGGAGTGCAATATTTGTAACAGTAGTTATGATAATGGCATTGATTGAAATAGAAAAATTAAGAAACAGTTGCTAAACTAAGTACTTTAGTACTTGACACAACAACAATAATAGTGTAGTATTATATTATCAATAAAAAAATAAGGAGTTAATATTGAATAATGAAAATGAAATAGACATAACTAATTGGATACCACAAAAAGATTTCAATGAAATGTGGGAAGTAATTAATTGGGTAACAGATATGCACGCAAAGTCTGATGATTATCTTGATACTTGGATATTTCCAAAAAGTTATTTCAGAAAATACAGAACAGAATTGGCTAAATTAATCAAGTCAAATCGTAATGAATACGAAATAAAAATCGTATACAAAAAAATAAAATAAATATATAAGTGGTTTTATTCCTGTGATTAATCAGAGTTAAGTATAAAACAAAGTAAGAGATATACAAAAGAGGAAGTATATTCGCCACAAAATAAATAAATAAGGAGTAAGTAAATGAGTAAACAAAAAGAACTATACATAACAAATAATTGTGATGATTTTGAATGGGATGATTATTTGGAACAATTAAATCAAATGTTTTCAGACCATGTTGGGAGGTATGCAGTAGTAACTTCACACAATGATGGTTGGAATAATGCAGAAGTGTTAGGTGGTTTTGAAATCAAGAAAACAAGAGATATTGTAGACATGATTGGACCAGATAGCGAGTGGAACATTACAATAAAACAATTAGGTAAACGTCTTTATGATGTAAGATTGAGTGACCATGATGGTGTATCAGATTACAGAGTAGGGATAACAAATCATTACGAGGAATTATAAGGAGTAAGTAAATGAAAAAGTTTATAAGGTTTGCAGTCAAAGATGCTTTAGAGGATTTAGAGTTTCTTATGGACGAGGGATTTCCAGAGGAGAATATAAATGACGAGTGGGAAAACCAAGTAGTGTTAAGTGGTAAACAGGGTTTGAGGTTTATGTATAACACAGACTATGTAAGCAGAACAAAACATTCTCACTTGAAAGCAAAAGACTTGCATGAATTATTAGATAGATGGATTGCAGAGTTTGAGAAAGACAAAGCACGTTGGCAACAAGACATAAACGATAAGATTTATGACGCAGAAAATTAAGGAGAAAAAATATGAACGAGACTAGAATTATAAGTATAAATAATCCAGTAGAGCCAAGTCATACATATATAAAAATAGTTATGTCTAGGGGAGAGGATTTACATGATGTATTAGGCGACATAGGGTACGACATGAATGTAATCGGATACTTAGACGTTACTGAACAGTTTGAAAATGTTGAAAGATAGGAGTAAGTAAATGGATAAAGAAAAATTAAACTGGGTAAAGTATGCAATAAAACCTGTGGCTTTAGTTGATAGTAAAACTGGAGAGGAAACACCAATTTTCTCTGATAAAGTTATTTATATCAATGATGAGGAGTATGATGAAATAACAAATAAGTTAGGAGTAAGTAAATGAGTGACGTTATAGATATAGGTAACGAGTGTGTGGACTGCCGACAGGATACAAGTTTCGGTAGTGGCAGGTTTGTAAACAGAGTACCTGCGTTTGTAGACAGGAACGTTGATGGGGAGTGGATAGGGTTAGAGGGTTATCAATGTGCCGAGTGTAGAGAGATGGAGTGTGAGGGAAAAGATTGTGACTACATGGTACTAGATGATTACACAATCGTAGATGGCTATGTATTATGTGATACCTGCGTGGCAGAAATACCCACAGAGGAGAAACTAAGATTACAAAAAGAACAGTTGGCATGGTTTAACTAGAACAAACAATATTACAGGGCATGGATTTTTTTTCTTATTCATTTAGTCCATGCCCATACCTAATCAAATGAATAAGCAAGGAGATAAAATGAATAACTTAGAGATGGCACAACAGTATATTGCAGAGGGTTTTAGTGTCTTAGCAATATCGCCAAATAGCAAAGTACCAATAAAAGATAGCACACTTCAACCAAATGGTAGCAAGTCAGCAACCAATGACTACGAGATGGTAGAAAAACTGTTCAAACTATATCCAAAAGCAAATGTTGGAATAGCAACAGGTAAAATATCTGGAATAAATGTAATAGATTTAGATGATAAGTCAGCAGTTGCCAATCTGAAAGAGGTAGGATTAGAAATACCAAAGACTAGGTATGTAAAAACACCAAGAGGTTACCATTTTTATATTGAGTATGACGAAAACTTATCACAAACTGCAGGTCTTGTAGACAAAGTTGATGTCCGAGCAGATGGTGGGTACGTTTTAGCACCTCCAAGCATTGTAAATGGCAAAGAATATACAAGCAGTAAAGAAGTTTCGATACTTAAATGGTCAGAGATTACAGAATTTCAACAGAATAAAGTAAAACAGAAACGTTCACAGAACTTCATTGAAAGTATGAATGGTAGCAAACAACCTACATGGGTGTCGGATGCTCTTAGAGGGGTAGGAGAGGGTCAAAGAAACGATATGGCGAGTAGACTGGCAGGGTATTTTAGAAGTAAGAACATCAGTAAAGATGTTGCGATAGCATTGATGGAACAATACAGGAGTAATTGTACACCTCCTATGGAAGTAGTTGAGTTGATGCAAGTGATAGATAGTATTTATTCTGGTAGGTATCAGACGTTTGAGAATTATGAAAACCAAGAAATAGAAACACCTATCGTAGAAGTTTCAATAGCAAACAGGAGAGTGTTTAGATATCCAGAACAAGGTATAGTAATAAACTGTACTTCTATTACAAAACGAGGAGATAGTCTAAGTTGTCAGATAGAGATAGAGGATGAGGGTACACCAATTACTGCACCAAGACGTATCAATATGCTATCGTCTAGTAGTGTTGATAGTTTAAGGAAAGAACTTACATCAATAGACGCAGAGAGAAATTGGAAATCTATACTGTCTAATACTTTTATTCTGATACATAAGAGTTTAGAAACATCATCAGTAGGACATGACATGAGAACTTACAAGCCAGAAATCACGCAAGATGGATGGAGTGCTAAACCATATGTCAAAGAAAACCAAAGTAACTTAATCATGGGAGCAGGTGGTACTGGGAAATCTACTATTGCAATAGCAACATTACTCTCAAAGGCTTCTGGGAAAAATTTATTACCTAACCTTTATATCAGAGAGCCGAGTGCAGTTATGTTCTGTGACTGGGAAGCAAGTGAGCAAGAGTTTTATTCTATTATGTATGGATTACTTAGAGGTGCAGGTCTTACAGAAAAAGATTTATTACATCCTGTAATTTACAGGAGATTTGATGCACCTTTAGTAAATCATTTAGAGGAGATACAAAGAGATATTTCTAAGCACAACATAGAATTAATCTGTATTGATAGTGTAGTTGCTAGTGGTAACGAGGATACTAACAGTCCAGAGAGTGCGAGAACTTACCATCAAGCAGTTAGAAGTTTAGGTGTTTCGTCACTTGGTATTACTCATATTACTAAGTCTGGCTCAGATACTCACGCTTATGGTAGTGTGTTCTTTACCAACCTATCTAGGAACATTTGGTCAGCAGAGAAAGATGATGACCAAGATGGAAACACTAGCATAATTGGTATGTATCACAGAAAAGGTAACAATACAGGTGGTGTACATAAACCAGTTGGATATGAAGTTACATTTGTAAATGATGATGAGGACAACACTGTCAGTATAAGTTATGACTTTGGAGATTTGAACAAGAGCAGTAACCTGTCAGCAAAACAAACTAATCCAGAGAAAATTTTGTATCAATTGAAAACAAGACCAATGAACAGAGAGGAACTATCAGAGGAAACAGACATACCTCTACCAACATTGAGAGTAACATTACAAAGACTTGAAGCAAGAAATAAAATTAGAAATTCTGGTGGACAGTATTACATTAATGAAAATGATATTTGATAGAACATAACATACTACTCTCTTAAGAGAGAGTACGTTGTTATGTTATCTATAATTTATCTTTGGGAAATGTTTGGGAAACAAAATAATTATTATAACTAAGATTTGACAATGTTGTTGTTGTGTGATATTATGTTAAGGAGCAGTCAAAAAGATTGCAGTAAAAATAAATGAATAAAAAAGGAGAAATAAAATGAAAAAAGTTTTAGATTTAACTGATGTAATCGATATGTTAGAAAATATCGACACCTTCAAACTAACTGGTTGGTCAACAGCAGGTGCAGTAGAAATGAAAAACGAAATAAAAAAAGTCATTGATGAGTTATTTTTATTGATGATGAAATTTAATCAACCTCATAAATAGAATAATTAAGTTTACCTAAGCAAGTGATTAAACTGCTCAATAAATAAATGAATAGAAAGAAGGAAATTAAAATGGAAAAAGGTAGTCAAATAACTTATGAATGGTTTTATTACCATACTGAAAATGGAGAGATAATAGAGTTGCACGAGTGTGTAAATTGGGATGACTTAGATAAAGGGGATATAGAGGATTGGAGAAATCATGATTGTAAAACACGAGAGGGAGAGCCAGAAGCAAATTGCAAGGGAGAGTTTGTATTAGTTAGACGAAGATGGGTAGGTCCAGAGGATGGATGGGGATGGGATACTTGGGATGAGGAATGGCTAAGACATGATGGAACATTACCAAGTCATTTTGATATTCCAAAAGATTATATAGATGAATATACTATTGATGGAGAATTAATTCCAAGAGAAAAGGTGTTTGACAGAGATGGATATGACAGAATACCAAAATACATACACAAGCATTTAGAAAAGATAAGGAGTAAGTAATGGGTAAAGAAATTTGTGATGCGTGTCTTAGTCAAGTTGGTGGAGATAATACTAGGATGGTAGGAATAAACTGGCTTTGTCCTCCTTGTGAGGAGGATATGTACAATCATTCTGATGTAGGAATAATAGAGAGAATGACTAAAACTTTAGATGATATAAAAGAAGCTTGTGACGAAGTGAAAGAAAAAAACAGAGAAACAGCAAGAGAGAATGGTATGCAGAGTATTGATGACTGGGATGACGAGATGAGAGGATATGAATATTTTGCAGATGATGTTCTAGCAATAATAGAATGGAATAAACAATGAGTTTAGATAGAATAGTATTCACACTAGATGAGTATATGTTCTTTAGCCAAAATGGTGGTAAGCAACATAGTTTTCCAGAGGGAGAACAAGGTGCTATCAAAAGATTCAAGGAACGAGTGGAAGCAACAGGGAATAGTATAGTGGCAACGCATAGGGAACAAGACTTGCAGAGGTGGACAACAAGTGATGGTCTTCAATTAGAGGATGGAGACCTAACTATGGAAGGTTGGGTGTAATGAAAAAAAAATTTAGAAAGGAGAAACAATGATAACTGAAACAACAAAAAAAATAATCGCTTTGAAAGATAAGATAGGAACATCAGAACTAGCAGATGCTACTGGTGTCAGAGCACACGAGACCATTAGGAGATGGGTAAGAGGAGAGTCTCATCCTACTTATGACAAAGCACAGATTATAGATAAGTTATACGAAAAAAACATAGATAAAAAAACAAATACAAATCCATTTGAACAAGGAGAATAAATATGGAATTACAATCACCAGACCTAACATGGCCACCAAAAGTAAAAAGATTAAATAGTGGCCAAGATAAAAAAGGCAATCCTACAAAGAGAGTAGTCTTTGAGTATGTCAATGGAACTATCTCAAGAACTTTTGATAAGTATGGGTATGGCATTGCATTTAGCGAGGACAATGCAAGTAAAATATGGAACTTGAAAGGCTCATGGAATACAGATATAGGTGGCTTCAATCCATATACAGGAGAGAAGTTTTCACAGGGAGATTATGTTTCTGTGCAATTGAAACATGAGATTTACATTGATAAGAATGGCCAAGAAAAAGAAAACTTTCTAGTCCAGACTTACAAGGGAGATGACGGAAACGAAACGTGGGCAATAAAAAAATCTGACGCACCTGCTCCTGTAAGTCAACCAACACCTACGCAACCAGTACAAAACTCTGGTAGCACAGTAGATGAAAGAATATTAATGGGCATGGGTTTCAATAACTTTAGTACTATACTTGGTAGTGGTTTGATTGGTAAACATTTTGGAGATGACGTAGAAAAACAATGGTTGACAGACTGGAAACACGAGTTTGATAAGGCAAAACAAGGAAAGCCAATCTTTCAAGACGAACATCCATTACAGGATATAGCAGGCATAGATGATTTAGATGATAGTCCAAGTGTTGCTAAGGCAAAAGAACTAGGTGCAGTTGAAGTAACTGATGATACTGTTGAACAAGAAACTTTTAGTTGGGATTAGTCATTCCAAATCGCAGGGAAACAAACTGTCCAAGTAACTTTGGAATGTATTCTAAACAGAGGGAGAAATAGAATGAAACATGAAATAATAGATAAAGAAATAACTGAAATACTTTCAGACATAGATTATGACTTGACGACTACTAAGGATAATTTACTTGACACACTTTGGGAGATACAAAGAGTACAAGTAAAGCAGATGCAAGAGTTACACAAGTATCTTGGTAACTTGAAAGACTTAGAGCATAAAATGACAAAACTCAGAGGGGAGTTGAAAGTCAGAGGAGTAACAAATGGAATATAATAATGATTTCAAATATGATTTACTTTTAGGTCAGATTAGAGAGAAACAAATTGCTAAGATACTGAAAAATAAATCAATAGAAATAAAAAGCGAGGAGAATAATGGGTGGCTTAAGTCTGGGAATATAGCAATAGAAATTAATTCCAGAGGAAAACCATCTGGTTTATCTACTACACAAGCAGATTACTGGTGGCATTGTTTACAAATAAATGATGAGGATGTTGCTCATGTTGTGTTCCCAGTAGACAAACTAAGAAACCTAGTAGAGAAAATGTTTCATAATGAAACTGCAAAAGTAGTAAAAGGTGGAGATAATAACACTAGCGATTTAGTGTTGTTACCTCTGTCTACATTATTTAAAAATTTAAAATGACACAAACTAAACTAAATTACTTTCTAACGATACCTGCTAAAGATGTAGGTTGGCCTAGACCTAAGTCAGTAAGATTTTCAAGGTTTGGGTCTTATAACAGTAAAACAGTAAGAAAATGGATGACTAAAATAAAAGATGTAGGTGTGTCAGAAATCGCTTCTAAGGGTCTTACAGCAAAAGAAAGTACACCAGTAACCATTGTGGCCACAGCATTCATGCCTATGCCTAAAGCAACGGCCAAAAAAAGGCAGGAAGGTTTAGTGGGAGTACCTCATATAAAGAAGCCAGATGTAGACAATTTATTAAAGCCAATCGTTGATGGGTTAACAGAAGCAGGGATGTGGGCAGATGATAATCAAGTCTGGTCAATGAAAATACAAAAGGTCTACTGTAAACAAGGAGACCAGAGAGTAGAGGTAGCGATATTATGGTAAAACCAAACAGGATAAACAAAGAGGATTGGGATGATTTGATGGAAGAATTTGAGGGAGCATTGATGGCTACTGGGTTTGAGGAAGCATTGATAGGCTTTGGTTACCAGTTCAATAAAACTTTAGCAGTTTATGATAGAAATAAATGCTTGAACATTTTGATGTCTACTGGCATGGATTATGAGGAAGCAGTAGAATACTTTGAATTTAATGTAGTCGGCTCTTATGTTGGAGAAACAACACCAGTCTTTATTTCCTTGATATAGTAACACTAATAATGTAGCATTATATTGAGATGCAAATGAGTTCTCCTTCAGTTATTCATAACTTATTCATGGCTTATTCATCTCTTACTCGTCTCCTCTCTAGTTCTTACTCGCTAGAGGGGAGATTTTTTTTAAATAAAAAAGACACTAAACCAAAGGATTAGAACGTACTTATCTTATGAAAAAAAAGTTTATGAATTAAAAAAGAATGTTGAATACTTATTAATTACGTTATGGTTTAGTGCCTTAAATTTATTATAACACCTTAAGACTGCAAAGAAAATTTAACAGTAAAATTATTTTTTACCAAATACACCTAGAGATTTGCCTATCTTGGTCCACTCTATAGTTGTAATCTTGCCATCTTTTAGTGCTTCCATTACTGTATTTGCTGCTGCTAGTCTTTCTTCTTTGGTATCCAAAGACTGAACTATGTGCATTGCTAAATCAAGTAATACTTTCTTCTCTTTACTCAAGAAAAGACTTGCTATATTATTGAACATATTACTCTCCTTCCTGATAACATTCTATCACAATTATTTTATATTCAATTTGTTGAATAATTTTAAACGCAAAAACATCATCTTGTTTATTAAAAAAGTTAAAACAAAAACTATTGTTTTAAAAAAATAATTAGAAATCAAAACTTAGGGGATTGTTTATTCTGACTCTAGGACTTTCATACCTAGAGCAATGATGCCAC